AGAAAAATAAATGAAAGTTCCTCTTTACTAGAAAAACAGATTCAGAATTTAGAGAAACAGCTAGAACTAACAAAATCTCAGTATGGCGAAAACTCGATTGAAGCCAATAAACTGGAACAGACTCTAAATGATAGCAAAACGGCCTATAATCATCTTCAAAATGAGATGGAAGAGATGGGCACTAGTTCAACAAGTGCGAAGGATAATCTATCAGAAATCAATCATCTCTTAAAGGCAGATATCCTAATGGAATTCAGTGATCGTTTAGCAGAATTATCACAAAAATTGATTGATTTTGGGAAACAGTCGCTTGAAGCTTTTAACGAAGTAGATGAAGGGATGGATATCATTGTCACCAAAACTGGTGCTTCTGGCCAAGCTTTAGAAGAAATGACAACTATCGCTAAGAACCTTGCTACAGAAATCCCTACAGACTTTAACACTGCTGGAAGTGCAGTCGGAGAGTTGAACACTCAGTTTGGTTTAACTGGTGATAGTTTAAAATCAGCTTCAAGTTACCTCATTCAATTCGCATCCATAAACGGAAGTGATGTTACCTCATCAGCTATTTCAGCTAAGAAAGCTATAGAAGCATATGGCTTACAGGCAACGAATTTGTCTAGTGTTCTTGATACTGTCACCTTTACAAGTCAAGCTACTGGGGTGGGAGTTCAAGATTTGATGGATAAGGTTGTTTCTGGAGCACCACAGATTAAGGCATTAGGGCTTTCATTTGATGAGGGTGTTGCTTTAATGGGGAAATTTGAAAAGGCTGGTGTGGATTCATCAGCCTCTTTATCATCCCTATCAAAAGCATCTGTGAAGTATGCGGCTTCTGGAAAGACCTTACAGCAAGGTTTATCTGAAACCATCGAAAAAATTAGAAATTCAACTAGTGAAACTGAAAAGTTAACTCTCGCTTCAGATATATTTGGAACGAAGGGTGCTCCACGAATGGTGGATGCTATTAATCGTGGAGCATTATCTTTTGATGACTTGGCTGAAACAGCAAAGAAAGCATCAGGAACAGTCGGCTCAACTTATGAAGCGACACTAGATCCAATTGATAAATTTACAACTGCTCAAAATGAAGCGAAGTTAGCATTAGCTGAAGTTGGGGATGCTATAGCTGTCACTTTTGCACCGATACTAGAGATTTTAGCTGATTTGTTACGTTCAATTGCAGAGTGGTTCTCTAGTTTATCAACGCCAGTAAAACAATTTATCATTATTGTAGGTAGCCTGATTACTGGATTAGGATTATTACTCCCTATATTTTTAGCACTTCAGGCAGCTGCCTTAGCAATGGGTGTCACAATTGGTGGCTTAATAGCAAGTGTAGCACCTGTTATTGCTATAGTATTAGGAATTGTAGCTATTCTAGCTTTGTTAATTGTTGGAATAAAAGAACTTTGGGAACATAACGAGGGATTTAGAACAGCAGTAATGGATATTTGGAATGCTATATATTCTTTTATATCTACTATCATTCAAGAAATATCAGACTTTATTTTAAGCATTTGGGGGACTCTAACTTCATGGTGGACTGAGAATCAAGAGTTAATTCTTGCAGCTGCAACCACAGTTTGGAATGCAATCTCAACAGTCATAACTACCGTTATGTCAATTCTAGAACCCTATATTCAGGCAGCATGGGAAAACATAAAACTAATCATCAGCACAGCTTGGGAAATCATCAAACAAGTAGTTGAAACGGCAATCAATCTTGTCTTAGGCATTATTAAAGCAATCATGCAGGTTATAACAGGAGATTGGTCTGGTGCATGGGAAACAATAAAGGCAGTTATTTCAACAGTATGGGAATCCATCAAGTCAATTGTAAGCTTAGTTCTAAATACTATTAGTCAACTTATATCAAACACCTGGAATGGGATTAAGAACACAATTAGTAATCTCTTATCAGCAATTAGTAACGTTGTCAGTACAATTTGGAATGGTATCAGTTCAACTATTTCAGGTATTCTAAATGGAATCTCAAGTACTGTGTCCAATGTTTGGAATGGAGTAAAAAATACGATTTCAAATGCAATCAACACTGCCAAAAATGCAGTTTCAACTGCTATAACTGCTATCAAAAATCTCTTTAATTTCAGATTTCAGTGGCCACACATTCCTTTACCTCATTTTAGTGTGTCAGGATCTGCAAACCCTCTGGATTGGTTAAAGGGACAAATTCCTAGAATCGGAATTGAGTGGTATGCAAAAGGGGGGATTTTAACAAAACCAACTGCCTTCGGAACAATAGGGAATTCCCTAATGGTAGGAGGAGAAGCAGGAAACGAAGCGGTACTCCCTTTAAATGAATCTACTCTTGGGGCAATCGGAAGAGGTATTGCAAGAACGATGGATTTAAGAATGCCAGACATTAACATTTCGATTACTGGAAATATTATACGAGAACAGGCAGATATTGAAAAAATAGCAAATGAAGTAGCAAGTCGAATTGCAGAAGAATTAGCACGTCAAAAACAATTGAGAGGAGCCACTATATGATTAAAAGAAACGAGTTAGTCATAGATGGAATTGGAACTTCTAGTTTTCCTTTTAAGGTGATTGTCCACGAATCACCTTCTGTTATCCTAGCGGAGAGTAAGACGAGTTTATTAGAACATAAAGGGATGAGTGGGGCTCTTTCGCAAACAAATCGGCACCGAGATTTGATTGAAAAATCATATACGATTTACATTGTTAAGCCCTCAGAAGAACAACTCCATCAATTTATGGGTCTATTTATCAAGGAGCAGTTTTGGCTTGAGAGTGAACGGATGAAAACCACACGTCTTTGGTGTTACCGAGTAAAATGTACTGAGGTAAAACAAGAGAGAGATGGTGTGTATGCGACGAAAGCTACCTTTATTTGTCATCCTACAAAGTTCTTTAAATCAATTGATAGACAAACTTTGACATCAAACGGTGTACTTAGAGTTCAAGGGACGTCTCTAGCGTTCCCCAAAATAACGATAATGGGGAATTCGGCAACTGAGACTCAGTTTACGATTGGAGATCAGGTTATTAAAATTGAAAAACTTACAGAACCTCTTGTGATGGTAAACGAACCAAATAGTCCAAGTTTTCTAACGGTTAGCAAAAAGTACATCAAATGGTCTGGTGATTTTATCACTATTGATCCAAGCGCTAAAAAAGAAGTAGGTGTTGTTCTTGGTAGAGGTATTACTTCTTTAAGCTTTGAAACAAATTGGGGGTGGGCTTAAATGTTATTTTTGTTGAACAAAGATATTAGAACTGTAAAGTGGAATGGATTACCTCTTCATGAAACTAGCTCTGCTATTGTAAAAGAAACCCTGAACGGTGATTTTACTTTATCTATTCGCTATCCAATTACCGATTCTGGTATCTATAAACAAATCAAAGAGGATATGCTTATCAAGGCTCCAGTACCTGTCTTAGGATTCCAGTTATTTCGTATCAAAAAGCCAATTGAAAATGATGATAGTTTGGATATAACCGCCTACCACATTTCAGATGATATTATGCAGCGGTCTATTGAACTAATGAGTGTTGTTAATCTCACTTGTGGTATGGCCTTATCTCAAATGGTACAAAATACTAAGACTAATCTTGGTGATTTTTCATTCATGAGTGATATTACAGATCGCCGTACTTTCAATACAGATGAGGTAAAAACACTCTATTCCGTCTTAATGGATGGTGCCCATTCTATCATAGGAACTTGGGAAGGGGACGTGATTCGTGACAATTTGGCTCTGACAATCAAGAAGAATAGAGGTGAAAATAGGGGTGTTGTCATAACAACACATAAGAATCTAAAGTCTTACAAGAGAACCAAATCAACTCAATCAATCATTACTCGTATTCATGCAAAATCAACATTTAAACCAGATGGTAAAGATAAAGACCAGACAATTAAAATTACTGTCGATAGTCCTCTAATCACTTTCTATCCATATATCAATGAAAAGGAGTACGAAAATAATACTCTTAAAAGCATTGAGGAGTTAAGAAAGTGGGCTGAGGCTAAGTTTAAGAATGAAGGAATTGATAAGTTATCGGATGCTATTACGATTGAAGCCTATGAACTCGATGGGCAGGTTGTACATTTAGGTGATACTGTATATATCAAGAGTATGAAACATGAGATTGATATTCCAAAAAAGGCAGTCGCTTATGAATTTGACGCACTGACACAAGAATATATCTCGATTACTTTTGATGATAAACCAATGGTAGGTGCTTCAACTTCAAATAGTGCAATTTCAACTGTCGCGAATGAAATTTTAGACTCCGGTTTCACATTACAAGAAGTCGCAATTGAAAAAGCTTTGAGAAATGCGAACACAGCATTTGATGCCGAATTCACTAAACAAAAAGAATCAATTCTAGATGATATTGAAAAAGTCAAAGCTAGTGCAGAAGTTTACGCAGATGGCATTCGTCAAGAGATTGAAGGAAAGATTGCTGATGTTGGTTCTAAAGTTCTATCTAATGAATCACTTAATGAAAATAGATACAACGATGTATTGGCTAAAGCAAATAGTAGTAGAGATTTAGCTAATCATGCCTTAGAGGTCAGTAAAGAAGTTAAAGAAAGTACTAATACAGTGCTAACA